GGTGGACAAGGCTAATGGCAGGAAAAGGAAAATTTGGTGAGTTTATTGAAAGCCAAGCTCGTGGGGCTTTGGATAACTTAATTGATGCCTCTGATCTATTTAAAGCAAAAGCTGAGGCTGATGCAAAAATGTCCACTCCAACTAAATTAGACGATAGAGAATTGTCAAAATTCATGGGAGCGAGTGACGAGTATTTAGATGCAAGAGACCAAGGAGTCCGTTTCCAGGAGAAGCCAAGCTACTGGGATGATATTGATAAGAGCATTTCTTCTTCTCAATTGAATGATCTGGAAAGTGTTCTCGGTAAAAAATTGAACAGTTATAACATCAGTTCAGTTCTTGAAAATCCAAAATATCCATTATCAAACTTAATGCGTGATAATTTAAAAGAAGAGGACCAGATTAAGGGTGCCTCTTTTATAGTTTTTGATCCAGAGAACAAATCTCGTTATCTTGCAAATACAAGCGGAGCAAATTCATACATACGTATGTGGACTGGAATTGACTATGATTAAAGAGATTGGCCAAGGCTGATGGCTGGCAAAGGAAAATTCGGAAAATTTCTTGAGGGCCAAGCTCGTGGAGCTTTGGAAAATCTTTCTGATGTGTTTACATCTAAAGATGTTCCCGTTGATGAAAGCAGAAGGCAATTCATAAAACAAGCACCTGTTGCAACAGCAGGAGGGGCAGGTGCCTTAGCTGGTCTCGGAACAGCGGCAGCAATAGGAGCTAAAGCTCTTTTTTCACAGGGCAAATTTGATAATATCTTGGAAAAAGTTAAATCAGCGTTTGATGAGGATTGGCAGGATATTTCTTTAAATACCACAGATTCTCCAACAGAAATTTTACAGAAAAAACTCGAAATTGATGACAATGATTTTGCTAAAATGTCTGAAGAAACTGGGATGTTTGAGCAACTTGATATGTTTGATTTGGACCCGAGCGAGATGAGTAGTGGTGAAGTTGCTCAAAGCATTAAAGATCTGACGGACAACTTTATGAGAGATTTTTCTTGGGATCATATGAAGGGCAGAGGTGATAACCCATCAGTGCTAATAGATGAGTTTAAAATTCCAGCATTTAAATTAGAAGTCGAGAAAAATTTTCCTGATCTTGATCAAGATGAAGTAGATGATTTGGCAAAGAGATTGTTCTGATGGATGCAAAAAGATTTCTTAGCAATTTGTCCGAAAAAGCCTCTGAAGGAATGCCACCTTTAGAAATTGATCTTGGCGCTCTAGGGAAGTTGGCTCCAAAGATTGACATCTCTGGTGGGTATTCTTCAAAAGATATCCCAGTTGAGCTCCCGGGTGGTTTGGTCAAAATAGGCGACACTCTTTTCAGAGCAGGTGGCAAGGTTGGTTTTGATTTGGAAACACCTTCTGGCTATCAAGTTGGTGGTGGTGTTCAAGGTGGGTATGCCAGAGGACAGCTAGATTTCCCAGAAGAGCTCCAAAAATTTGGAGCTCCTGAATCTCAATCATATGGAACTCGCGGTGTGGATGTTCAGTCTTATAATGCATATTTGAATACACCCTCCGGTTTGAGTTTTTACGGAAACTACTCCCCAGAGACAGAATTTTCTGATCCAAGATATAGTGCTGGCATTCGTTACAAGGCTAAATTTTAATGCCTGGCTGGATAATTTTAGTTCTTTTGCTGTCGTCAGCTAGTGATGAAAAACTAGCTTTTCAAATATCTCATTTTGGCAAAAAAGAATTGATATTTGAATCCCAAGAGGATTGTGTTAAACATGTTAAGAAAAATAGCATAAGCATCATGGCTTTCACTCTCAGCCAATATGGGCCAGACAAATATGTAGATAAAATTGTCTGCGTTCGCAATGATAAAGAAGTGACTATCTGATGGCTGCTAAAAGTAAAATAGCTCGTGGTGCCCTTGATGCCTTGACAGATGCTTACAAGAGGACATTTGACCCTGAGACATATTATCACTATTCGGAATCCCCAGATATAAAAACATTTGATCCTAAAGCCAAAGACTCTTTCGGAGGATACAATTTTTCTAGAGGTGCAACGTATTTCACAAAAGATAAAAATTTTATTAATGAATTTTTTGATGAAAAACTTAATTTTGATTACAAGGATGCGATAGGGGACAACCCATCAGCGAAAAATTTACCTTATGGAAAATTAAGAGAAAAATTTTTAGAAGATTATAGTGAAGGTTATTACCCAACAGTTTACCCAGTGAAAATAAAGACTGATGAAATATTTGATTTTGAAAATCAAAAGC